GAGTAATCCACTCGACTGTGAAGAGCAGACAGTGTCTGCTTAATCACAGCATGGCCGTTAGGTCGGCATATGTGCTGATCTGAGCGCTTTTGCGTGGTTAAGTATTCACTTCCCCATGGCAGCTTTGCTTGGCTGTCGTAGAATCTTCTTTCTACCTCGGGAAGCCTAAGGAGCGATCCTTAGGAAAATGGTTACCAGGCGTTTGCCCGGCGTCTGGGGAAAGGAGGAGTAGTTCACTTTGTAAAAGGTGAACCAACAAGGATGGGTCCTTCGAGGATACCCTTGCTCAAGATTAAACCTCAAAAACAAGGAGGTCTTGAGGAGCTGGCTACGCCAGTTCGGCCGCAAAGGACGGTCCAGGGAAACTAGGTTAAGTCTTAGCCTAGGCCCACCATCTCAGCAATGAGAACTCTACGGCATCGGATCCCAAACAAAGTTGGGGTCATCAACCAGTAAAAGAGCCTACTGAGGGGTTCCGCATAGAGATATGCGGGGAACGGGTCTTCGGACTCGGAAATCCAAGGGAGACCTTGGGGGGCCTCTCAGCGCTTGATATTGGGTTGATTAACCCTAAGCGGTTACCTACCGCGAGCGTGCTAACGCGACCTTCTGCCTACCTCTCCAAGGAGAGAGTGGGGAACAGAAGACTTAAAGGTCCTTTAAAAGACTTCACTTCAGAAATGAAATGAAAATGCGAAACATAAGAACCCTATACGGGCGCTTAGTGCCGCAATCTTTAAGTTGGTCCTTCTGTGTAAAAGCAGAAGTAAAACTAGCGGGAATGCTCATCCGAGTGATCCCGTTAGTCTTTGGGCAATTAAGCAGCTCTTTGGTGAAGGTAACTTGGGGATATGCCAAGAACGTAAGACGTATTTTGCGTTCCTCAGGTGAACGGGGGCTGGCGACTTATCTGAAAGCCTGCTATTTGCTGTTACAGCATTCAGCGGGTGGGATGAAAGACAATAGTCCTTGGGCCCTGGGGGCAAACGTCTCTCGGACTCGCCGTGGGATTCCACGGATCATCAACCCCCAACATCGTAGCCTTATTGCTAAGGGCGATGTTAGGATTACGTCGTTTTGGCTAACGCTTTTTGGACTCTACCGCGTGGTGGAGTTCAAGGGCGCGCTGAAACTACGTACTATTACGGAACCCGGAAAGGATCTTTCTAAGTTCCGTGAGGGTTGGGTCCTATGGATACCAGACTTCTATCGGCGTCTGCGATTAACAACCAAAGACGACCTGAAGTTGAAACCATCTTCAGTCCTAGATCCGCGTTTGATACCATTCATACGGAAAGCTTCCCCGGTTTCGGGGGGCTTCGCCTCAGTAATGGGGCTTCCGTGGGAGGTGGCTCTTTGGGCCGCAGATCCTGAGATGAAGCGGGCGCTGTTGCGCTGGCTGAATCTCGTGGATGGTCTTGAATTGACTTGGGGTCTCAAAGCACTATGGAAATTCTTGTACCGACGGGCTTATACCTGTTGGTCCGAAGAATATGCCAAACCTGCTATGGGCCCCAAGGAGGAATGGAGGAGCAATCCCTTTTACACTGAGTACCGAGGGTCTCCCCTTCGGTGGCTCAGCTGGACTACTAGAACCAATAAGTATCTCGAAGAGATTCTTGCTTGGTATCTAATGGCCAGATGGGGAAAACCTCTTCCATTCGGGCGCCTAGGATTTAAGGAGGAGCCCGGCAAAATCCGAGTGTTTGCCATGGTGTCGCTCATAACCCAGACACTCATGCACCCCTTGCATGAGTGGATATTCTCGAAGTTGAGACGTGTCTCGACTGACGGAACGTTTGATCAAGTCGCTCCGGTGGAGCGGTTGATCTCCCGGATGAAAACTGACCACGAATTTGTGGCTAGTTACGATCTATCTGCGGCTACCGATAGACTGCCACTGCAGTTGCAAGTGGATCTATTAGTGCCGTTATTGGGTTCTGAGCTAAGCTCCCTGTGGGCTTTCATATTGGTCGGAAGACCTTATATGTTACCTAGGATAGCGAAAAGCTACAACCTGGGGTTCAACAGTGTATGTTACACCGTTGGACAGCCTATGGGTGCGCTGTCATCGTGGGCGATGCTCGCTTTGACGCACCATGCGCTCGTACAATACGCAGCTTCGAATGTATACCTCAATAAGCCGAGTTGGTTTACTGGGTATGCAGTACTTGGAGACGACGTGGTCATTGCTGACCGCGCCGTAGCCGCGGAGTATCTCAAGGTCATGAAGACGATAGGAGTAGAGATCTCGCTTGCCAAAAGCTTGGTCTCGAATACTTCGTCTTTAGAGTTTGCGAAGCGAACTTGGATCTCGAGACGGGAAGTCACGCCAATATCACTAGCAGAAATGTTAGTGAGCCTGCGGAACGTGGGCGCTCTCGAGCAATTGGTGATGAAGTTGAAGAAATACGGAGAGATCCGTATTTCGGCCGTAGCACGCTTTGCGGGGTTCGGCTACCGAAACCTGGCACGACTACCAGTCGTGTTGGGTCTAGGGAATCGTCTCAGCGGGCTCGTTGGCTATCTTAGTCGGCCAGGCGGTATTTGGTCTATGCCTATTGAGGCATGGCTAACTACCGTGGCACCTGGTTCGACTGGTGATCTGCTTGACACTCGCGCCTGGAAGGTTTCCGGGCGATTGTGGCAACAGGTCATTAGTGGCCTCCTGAGACAGATGGTAGGGATCGATCGTCTGCTGTACTCTTTAAGTACGTACCGGATGACCGATGCAACCTTTATTCCTGGAAGGAATAAGGTGCGCGGAGCTGAAGGTCCGACCGCTGAAGGTGCGAAGGGGACAGAAAGAGTTAATTTCTTCTGTCCCTCCGTAAAAGAGTTCTTCTGTATCTCTGAGAAATCAGAGGTATGGAATGAATTCTTCACGGAGTGGATCATGCGACCTCTATCAGTCCGTCTTAGAAAGACTTCTGAGAGAGTTGACGATGTCCTGCGAGTACTGGATCCTAGTATCCAGCCTAACTGGGTTAGTCTAGACGAAGTCTGGCGTCAAGTGTTCGAAGCGGAGGACGGAGTTAATTCTCTGCCCTCTTCTTTAGAGGTATGTCTTCGTGAAAACGAAGAGGTACCGACTTCTACAAGGCTTGTTACCTTGTGGCGGGCACTTAGACGACTGTCTAGTCGAGAGGCTAAACCTAGTTTTGACCTAGGAGAGAGCTTCCGTCCCGAGCCAAAAGCTCGAAGACGGCGCCGGGGAGGGTAGTCAACCCGAACCGGTGGAACACCCAAAGTTAACTAACCTCGCACACTGAGTGTGTCGAGGAAGTCAAAAATAGATGTGCGCATCTGAGCGCTATCCAGCCTGATAACCTAGGAAACTAGGGGGGCAGTGTCTGGAGTCCTGGGCTTGACAACCCAG